TTACAAATTATCAATCAACTTCCCCATCATATCCGCCGTTTCTTTTTCTTCTTCTTTCAGTACGTCACTGTACACATCTAAAGTAATATTTATATTTTTATGTCCTAAGCGATTAGATACATATTTGATATTTGCTCCAGCTTCGATCAAGAAAGTCGCATGAGTATGCCTAAGTCCGTGCACTGTTATATTTGGAACCTTTGCTTCATCACATAACAATCTAAACATATACGTGATTTTAGATTGTTGAATTGGTAGATTTCGAGAACTCAAAATAAAGTAGTCTTCGTCTTTTAGAATTTTTCCTTTTTTAAAAAGCCGTTCTTTTTCATAAGACTTATATTTTTTGACTAATGCGAGTAGTGAATCATCAAAGTAAACTTTACGAATACTTGTTTTTGTTTTTGGTTTATTCTCACCATAATCTCCTCGTGTGGAATTGATGTCAAAATATTTCTCAGCTAATTCAATATCTCTCCATCGAAGCCCCATCAGTTCACCTTTTCTCATTCCAGTTTTTAATAGCGTGAAAAAAATAATTTGGGTTCGGATATTTTTGCCCTCTAAAACCGCTATAAATTTTTGTAGTTCGTCTTTTGTAAACGAACGAACACTATTGCTTGAATCGAATTTGAAGCCTGTGAGGGTGTTGCTAGGAAGTATTTGATTATTCACAGCAGCATTGATCATTCTCATAACAATTTTATGCCATGTTTGGATAGTAGAATCTTTATATTTATTTTCCTGCCGCAGTTTATCAATGAAATTCCGCTTATAAGTGATCTTGTTTAATGATGATAGCTTTTGATTACCAATTAATGGGGAAATATGGTATTTGATAGCAGATTCAATATTTTGTTTCGTCGAGATACTCCAAGCGTCTTGTGCGTAAGGTATCCAAACCTTAATCCATTCATCTATGGTGATGTTCTTATTTTCAATAAAAGAAGTATTCTGTGTTTCCAACTCATATTGAATTTTAAGAAGAGCTTTATTTGCAGCTCGATCACTATCAAAACCACGCTTACTGGCTTCTTTCCGCTGTCCCAGTGAATTGTAAAAGGGAAATCGGTATCCCCAAAAATCACCATTTTTATTTGAATAAGAAAAAACATGCTTGTATTTTTTTGACCAATTCAGTTTCGCCATATTTCCACGTCCTTTTACTTGTGTTAAAATAGGCACTGTTGATAAGCCTATAGATTGGTTCTGTTAACATGACACGATCTGACTCTTAGCGGGGACGGGTCGTGTTTTGCTATTGATTAAGGTGCTGAATAGCGTACTCAGCTTCTTCTGGAGTAAATTGGCCACCGTATTCAGAAACTAATTGATCTCTGATAGCTTCTGGTGACATTGCCATAGTATCTTGATAATTCTTTGCTGATGCCAAAGCATTTGCATTGTAGTCAGCTTTTAAGTTATCGACAGCATATTGTGCTGCATCTGCTGCAAACTGGCCGCCGTACTCAGATGTTAATTGATCATATATATCAGCTTTTGACATGTGCATTTGACTTGAATATGTTTCCGCCTGTCTTAGTGCAGATTTATATTCTGTAGGTATACTTGCTTCTTGAGCTTTTTGTTCTTCCGCTTGTTTTCTTGCTGCCTCATCCGCAGCCTTTTTTTGTTCAGCAGCGGCTAAGACTTGAGTGTTTGGTTTAATAGTAACTTTTGTGTTCTTTGTATCCCCATCTAATGTAGAATAAATTGTTACTTCTTTATTACTATCTCCAGATAGCTCATAGTTTAGTGAAAAATCTCCATTTGAATCTGCTTCGGTTGAATCTCCAACAATTCCCATTCCAACAGAAACGCTCGCTTTCGGAGATGTTTTTCCAGTTATTGTTGCAACTCCTTTATCATTAGTTTCAATATCCGTGGAGTTTAACGATAGTTGTAAGTTAGATTTCTCTTTTTTACTATTATTAGAATCAGTGTCCTTTTTCTTACTGATGGTTTCTTTTTTATTCCCTTCTTCTTCAGTATTTTTATCTGATGAAGGACTAGTAACACCAACTAAAAGCATCGAAATGATGGCGACTCCAATAGCAATATTTCGGTTGTTTTTGTTAGGCGATTTCTTTATAAAGTACCAAATCCCTATACAACTAATGATGAAAATGATTGTAAATAAACTAGACATTCTTTTTCCCCTTTTCTATGTTAAAATATCATTGTTGAAATCCTTTTTTGGAAGGATAAGCTCGTGTTCGCAGCACGGGCTTTATTAATACACGTTAATAATTCTATAAAAATCTGATCCAAATCCACATTCATACTTGTGTACAAGTTTGTATGCATACTGCGGTGTGCAGTCTCTTTCAAAGACTAAGAAAGTGCGAACTCGATTTCTATAAGCACCTTTGCTCATAAAAAAGAAGTTGGCCGTACGATAAAAGTTTCTAAATTTATTGATTGCATATATCAAGGCCTCATCATTAGCCATTAAGATACCTGCTCCACAATTTGCCCTTTTCTCAGTGAACTCGTCTTCTGCTAAATAGTCCTCTTCTGTCACAAGATCCGAAAATGCTCTTCCGCCATTCTCCTTAATCGGATCACAGTATGCATGTATTGTTTCATGCATTTCAGAAAAATATCTTCTTTCTATCATAGATAATTTGTTAACAGCTAAAACAATAACTCCTTCTACCATTTGTGTGGAACCTAACATTATTCTATCCAAAGGGGGTTTAAAGTAATGTTCTACATAAATGGCAAGCTTGTCCTCTTCAACAAAATTTTTAATATGAAAATTTTTAACATCCTTAACTTCTATTCCGTAAAAATCTGCAGTTCTCTTCGCAATTGAATTAGCAACAAAAGACGCTTCTCTATAAGCATCTTCATCATAAAAATCCATAAACAGTTACCAGCCTCAAAAATTATTTATTCTTTCTTGCTTTTCTTTCTCTCGCCTTTTTAATCAAGAAATCTGTATAGTCAATTAAAGATTCCTCGATTTTTTCTGTCTCATCAGGATCAAACCCAGCAGTGTTAAGTCTGAAATATCCCATTAGATCAGTACCGGGGCCTTTATCATGTTCAGCAATTGGTTTAGAATCGTCCGTTCTACCAAGAAGATAATCTACGGAGACATTAAAATAGTCGGCTACTTTTTGTAATTTATCAGAAGCAGGAGAACTATTTTTCCAACGATATAAAGAATTTTTCCCAAAATCTAATTTTTCTTCAAGTTCTACAATAGAAATTTTCTGTCTGTCTGCAAGTTCTTTTACGCGATCAAACGTTGTCATATCAATCACCTCGTGTAATAGCCAAAGAATATTGCATAATTATATAGAAAAATAATTGACATCTATCTTTCTGTATAATATACTTCATTCATAAGCTAGTTATTGAGCTTGAAACAAAACTAAAGAGAACCATTAAAAATTAAACTATTTCGCGGTCGCCAAACTTAGAAATGTTAATTTAAAGGCTTTTTTGTAGTCTTATTTAGCTATGTACTCATTCTATATAATTATATAGACCAAGTCAATACATAGCTCTAATAAAAGCTCAAAAACTAGCTATTTTTTTTAAAGGAAGGAGTGAGTGTTTTGTTAATCAAAGATTTTGAGGAAATCGTATTGGTTCAAATGCATCGCCAAGGAAAGAATTGGAAAGACTTGGCAACCGTTATCGGGAAATCTGACACATATACGAAACAAGTTGTTAAGGGAATTCAAAACGGCGACAGAGCTAAAGAGTATCGCCAACAGATTTCTGAACATTTGGGAATTGTGTTTATTGAGGAGGAGTAATAATTGGGTGATATCTTGGATTCTTCATCTCAAAATTTTTTGTACAACATCGTAGAAAAAATTCTTAGGAAAATGTTCGAAAGAGTGATAGATGAAGCTAAAAAGGATTTAACTGAACGCGCAGAATATTTAGATATCAAGCAGTTGTCAACTAGATATTCTATGTCCGTTCCTGAGGTAGAACAAAATTTTGTAAAAGACAAAAGAATGCAAATGATCGAAAAAAGGAAGCCTGGAACTCACAAAGGGAAAAGGTATTGGCAAGCCGACGAAGCAATAAGAATCTGTAACGACATTATGGATCATTGGGATTAAGGAGATAGCAAATGAAAAAAATCTATTGGCTACGACGACTATTGCTACTTATTACAATGTTCGGAGTCGGAGCTGCAGCGACAGGAGTAACGCCTACATGGATCAAATTCATTTTAATTGCTGGAGGTGGCGGCTACTTACTTTTGATGGCAGAGTTCGAGTATGAACAACAAAAAAGCCCTACACCGTCTGCAAACGAGTAGAGCAAAAAATGGAATACATCTAAGGAGATTTTAACATGAATGAATTTAATAACGCAATAAGTGTGAGCGGTTTAGGCGATGACATTAACTCAGCTATGATGCAAAACGCACAGCGACAAGTCATCCAAGAAATTATGAACGCAGCACAAAACGGTAGAACTGAATGCACTACACAATCAAAAGGAGCAACACCATCTTTTCTAGCACAACTTGAAGAAGAGGGTGTATTCAATATTCCTAAAGGAAACAGTGTCACCTTATTTTGGGAATGGTAAACAAAACGAAGGGTGGAAGAAAGATGACGGAAAAAACTTTCAACGAAAAAGTTGTATCTGTACAAAGTAGTTTGAAGGCTCCTAAGGGTCAATTTAATAAGTTCGGTAAATATAACTATCGGTCCTTAGAGGATATTAACGAAGCAGTAAAACCATTATTGGCTAAAGAAGGGCTGAAACTAACGATTAGCGATGAGCTTGTTTTAATTGGAGATCGAATCTACGTGAAATCCACTGCACATCTCTCAGATGGCAGTGAGTACATCAATGTTAGTGGTTACGCAAGAGAGGCAGAATCTAAGAAGGGAATGGACGAGTCGCAAATTACAGGGACAGCTTCATCATATGCCAGAAAATACGCGCTCAACGGTCTGTTTCTTATTGACGATACCAAAGATGCTGATACAAATGAAAATCAAAATGAACGAAATGAACGGTCTAAAACTCAAAGCAACAAACGTCCTCCGCAAGAAAGCAAAGGAACAAAATCAGCTGATAAGACTTCTAAAGAATTATCGAACGCTCAGAGAGATATAGCGATCCAAAAAATGACGGAATTTTCAAATGTGCAATCAATGACTATCCAACAGGCAACAGAAAAACTGTTTCCATATCTGAAAATCAACTCAAAATTATCAGACCTTACGTCAGATGATTACGGCGTATTAATGAATTACTTAAATCAACATTTATAAGGAGGACAAGAAATGACTAATGATGTAACCGTCAATGCTTTAGATTTCTCTGTCGATTTTAAAGAATCAGAGATCAATGTTGCTCATAAAGCGCAATTTGAATCAGCTGTTAAAGCATATGCAAAACAATATGAAGATTGGGCTGTAAGTGCTGAAACGCTTCAAGATGCTAAAGACGTCCGTGCTGAAATGAACAAAGCTAATAAGCTGATGGATGAAAAACGCAAAGAAATTAAGAAGCAGATTAATAAGCCACTAACAGAGTTTGAGGACTGGATCAAAGCTCAAAAAGCAGAAATTCAAAAGGTTATCGATCCCATCGACAAAGGCATCAAAGAATTGGAAGCGATGGAACAAGAAGAACGGCGAAAAAAACTCATGGACGAGATTGCCGAAATCGCGCCAAAATACGGCGTTAAAGTCGACGAGATCACGATTAATCCTTCTTGGTCGAACAAAGGAAATTTCACCACAAAAGGCAAATTGAACAAGAAAGCTCTAAATGAAATATGCGGCGAGATGAAAGCTGTTAAAGCTGAAAAAGATCAACTTGAAGCGAATAAAACTTTGATTGCTAACTATGCCAAGGCAGTTGGTCAAGAGCCGGAGTCTTGGGTTGTGCAGATCGAAAACGGTGCAACTCCCCAGGAACTAATGAAGCAAATTGATCAAGCTATCAAAGCAAAGAATGAGCGGTTGGAGCAGGAACAAAAGCAGAAAGAATACGAAGATGCGATTGCTGATTTAGAAGCCAATCAAGTTGAAGTCGACAATAAAATTGTTGACGAGGAAACCGGCGAGATCGTCAATACTGTAGATTTACCTTTCGGAGAACCGGAGGAAGATCCGTTTGCTGATCCATTTCCAGTAAGTAGACCAGCAATCAAAACTGTTACTTATCGTTTATCTGCTCCTAATCATTTAATCATGCAGGCAACTCAGTATCTTCAAGGATTAGGAATTAAGATTGAGAAAATCAGCGAGTAATGGAGTGATTCCATGAGGATATTTGGCAAGTTAATTCAATTGTCAGGCAACAAAATTACTTTAGAACTCGACAATGAAGCCAATGTAAAGAGAATCGGCACACTTTCTGATGGTGCTGTTCCAACAGTGGAAGTGGAAATCAAAGATGCACGGAAGATTACTGCAGCACAACGTAAATTTATCTTTGCTTTATGTCATGACTGTGACGACTGGTCAGGTATTGAACGAGGGTATATGCGTCAGTATTTCAGAGATCAGTTTGAATACTATTTCGGATACGAAGATTTTAGTCTATCAAATTGTTCAGAAGAGGACGCAACGTTGTTCATTAATATGATTCTAGATTTTGTTTTCAAACATCAGGTTCCATTGCCGAAAGGAATAGAAATCAATCTGATTCCTGCAAATCAACAGCATTATTTTTACTTGTGCTTGAAATACCGAATCTGCTGCATCAGTGGTCAACCTCACGCTGAGATAGCACACTACAACGCAGTCGGTAATCGAAAGAGAAAAACGATTGACCATAGAAAGCTATTGTTAATGTCGTTGTCTCACAAATATCACATGGAACAGCATCAAATTGGAATCAAGGAGTTTATGAATAAATACCACGTGACACCAATCTATCTTGATACTGAAACGGTGATTGATTTAGGACTTATGTCACGGAAACAAATAGATAGTAGGTGATTTAATGCAACGGGCTTATTATGCGATCATTCCAGCAAATGTGCGGTATGACAAAAGATTGCCAGCAAATTCAAAGCTACTTTACGGAGAAATTACAGCTCTCTGTAATGAAAAAGGCTTTTGTTGGGCTGGCGATAAATATTTTGCTGATTTATACGGAGTCAGCAAGACTACAGTTCAAAATTGGCTCAAGGCTTTGTTCGAGAATAATTACATCTCTAAGGAAATTGAGTACAAAGAGGGTAGTAAAGAAATTTTGCATAGGTATATAAGAATTCTTGAGTACCCTACCCAAGAAAACTTGCATACCCCTACCCAAGAAAACTTGAGAGATAATAATACACTTATTAATAATACAAAGAATAATATGTCGAGTTCAGAAAAAATACCATACAAAGAGATTATCTCTTACTTGAATCAAGTGACTAACAAAAAATATAAAGTCACTCAAAAATGGAAAGACTTAATCAAGGCAAGGTGGAATGAAGGACAAAGATTAGATGATTTCAAAAAGGTTATCAATGTAAAAAGTTCGCAATGGTTAAACGATTCAAATATGAATAAGTATCTAAGACCACAAACATTGTTTGGTAATAAGTTTGATGACTATTTACAGGAATTTAGAGAACCTATTAAACCCAAACAAACGAAAAATGATTTTGAAGGACTAGAAGATTTATTCGGTGATCCTGCATGATTCAGAATTTTGAAATGCAGTTAACGGCAACACTTCTAATTGACCCAAAACAAATACAGTTTTTGGATATTAACCCTGACTGGATCGAAGGAGATAGCTTTAAACAAGTTATTTCTGCTATTCAATCCAAAAACGGCGAAGAAGAATTGCTTAGTGATATTCAAAAGACCATTAAGCAACTGTATCCATTATCTTCTCTAACTGCTGATGATCTGATTGTTCTAAAGACAAGCGAACCAACGGCAAGTCAAGTAAGTTTTTATGCTAACCAAGTCCATAAAGATTACTTGAAAAGGGAATTGAAACGACTAACTTCCGAATACTCATTATCAGAGGATGATCGCTTCTTGACCCAAATTACTATGTATCAAGAAGAACTTGAAAGTCTAAAAAAAGTAAAGTCCGATGGTTCAATTGCTAAAGGCTATGCAGATTTCGTTGAACACTTAGAAGCGAAACAAAATCCGTTCATTCGGACTTTTCCGAAACTAGATACTTCCCTTGGTGGCGGTTTTGGACCTGGTGAGTTAGCTGTCATCGGCGCAAGACCAGCGGTAGGTAAAACAGCTTTTGCTATTAATTTGGCAATGTCTGCACTAGAAAGGACTAAAGATGTTGCGGTAGACCTATTTACGCTTGAAATGACCACAGAGCAAATGATGTATCGCTTTGTTTCTAAAAAAGCAAAGATCAACAATATGCAGATTCGAAATCCTATCAAGTTGCCTAACGAGAAAAAGCGGCAAGCAGCATTAGCCTACAAAGAACTCTCTAAGCTCAATATTCGTATTTATGATCAAGAATACACTCAACTTAATGACATCGTTCTAGCAATTAGAAAACGAGCTAAAAAGGGCAAGTATTTGGCGATTATCGACTATGCAGGACTTGTTGCAGTTAAGGATTCGCGAAAAAACGCAAGGGAAATCTTAAACGAGGTAACACGTCGGTTGAAGTTGTTGACTAATGAGTTAGGAATCACAGTCATTCTGCTTTCGCAGTTAAGCCGGGATACTGAAAAAACCGGAAAAGTTCCTACGTTGGCAGATTTAAAAGAATCGGGATCATTAGAACAAGATGCCAATATTGTCATGTTCCTTTACCGTGAAAAACCAGACGATCGTAAACATGTGCAAGTG